AAAGTCAATTCTTACTTGACTTATGCCTGACTGTAACTGTCCGTATTGGTTAATCACTGCTCTCCAACTAACATCGTCGGTGCCAATCTTCTTAGGAGGATCAGATAATATGTTAGTAGGTTCTATTTTATTAGTTACACTTTCTTGTCTTTCTAATAAAGTTAAAGTAGTACCTAACAACAATATACCATAGTTCATTGGAGTAAATTTTAATCTAGAACCTAGTACTACATCACTATCTATAATTCCGTCATCGATACTTCCACTTTCGTCGAATATACTAGCAACAATCTTGCTAACAACTCCAAGTTTTTTGACCTTACTAGGAGGGGATAACCAAATAGGAACGGCAAACTGTAAAGTAGAAACATCAATTGAGTCGTCTGGTCCGACTGGAACAGCTCTATTACTCCAAGTGGTGCCCATTAACTCTATATAACTTAAACTTCCCCAATCTAAGTAATTGTCTGTGCTTTGTATTTCTAAACTTGGATTAAAAAGTACTAACATCTGCTCTAGTAATTGGAGTTTCTGTGTAGTATTACTAGTCCATACATCGACGTTTATAGTTAAAGTATAAGGAACTGGCATTAACCGTTCTATAGTAAATGCATTTCCTTGTTGGTTTGTGTATTCTCCAGTATCTTCGTTATATCTTCTCATACGTATATGACGTTTGTCAACGTGTGACGGATCTTGTCTTCTTTCTGGATTATATGTAAATTCGTTAATGTAACAACTAATCATTGGTGTAGGAATAATTTTATTCTCACTGTTGTCTCTAATAATACTAGATACCATCCTGGTTGCATCTCCGTACTTTACAGGAACCGTTACTAGAGTTGTATTTCCATCTCTATCTTTTCCATATTCGACTTGGAAATTTGAAAAAGCACGGATAAACTGTAATAAGAATCTTCTTACTTGATTGTCATAGAAAAATTGCTGGGCCATTAAATGTCTTCCTGTATCTCAAGTGCTTTGCTTAATGCTTGACGCTGGTTAATAACCGTGTTATCATCTTGTGTTGTAGTTGCTGTATTATTAATAAATCCTGATGTTAGAGTTGAACTTTTTCCTGGAGTTGGATTACTTCTCAAATTATCTTCTACTTTATTCCATCGATTCCCATTATATCTAAAAAGTCTATTAGGTAAAAAGTCTAATCTTAAAACATAATTTCCTTCGGTAGGATCTGAAGGAAAACTAGTACCCATTGTTATTTCTTCACCATTAGGAGCAAGTCCGTCTCCAACAAGATATCCACTATAAGCCTTACTGTTCTCAGGAGTAGTTCTTGCACTATCTGCAGTTATTAATGTGTTGTCAATACTAATTCCTGTGCCAGGTGCATTAATATTTGAAGCATCAGCAGTAACCAACGCAACACTAGCAATTTCAGTATCAGCAGTAACTGAACTATCAGCAGTAGATATGTTACTATCGGCTGCAGTAATAGGACCATTGTCACTAGTGAGTAAACTATTATCTGTAGTAACTCCTATATTAGCCGCACCACTATCAGCAGTAAATCCTTTAGGCTCCTCAGGAGCACCAGTTACTGGATCAACAGGAACGACATAATACTTACTTATGTCGTATCCGCTCTTAGGAACTTCTACTTCTGCTTGTTCAACTACTTTACTAGTAATCTCAAGTTCTTTAGTATAGGTACTAAGTAGATCTCTTAGTGTCTTATCTGTGCTTTCACCTGTGTTATCGTTAAGTTGTATCTTATTAAGTATATCATTATATTCTTGACTGTCTACTAATGGAGTACATTTTACTCTCCATAAATGAGGCCACCAAGTTGGAGAGTATCCTTCTGCAGGTCTCGATCCTTCTTGTACTACATAATATCTTTTTAGTGCTACTTCTAAACTAGTATCTAAACTATTATAATCTTTTAAATGAGGCATTTCTAATACGTCACCACTCATCAATCTACGACCTAATATCCGATCCATATCTGACATGTGAAAAGTAACAAATAGTGTATCGTTCTGTAAAAAAAGACCAAACTGGCTTAAATCAAAATCCGTATCAGCGACATTATATATACCTCGTAGGTTATATATGTCAGTTTCGTATTTACGATCTCTGTTCTCTAAAAATAAGAAATCTTGTATTGCTAAAGGATCATCAGTTGTTGATTGTGGCTGACTTTTATCCTTACTGGGACCTTGGTCCAAAACACCTAAGTACTTATGAACATGAACTCCTGTGCCTCCTACTGTAAATTGTTCTTTAATATTTCTATCAAAAAACTTAAAATCGTTAGTATGTGCACCATCTTTCCAGAGGCTGAGTCGAGGCAAAATATTACTCCTATTCTTTATACTATTTATCGGTATAAAAAAAGACTGCCGAAGCAGTCTTTTTCTTTAGGGAGGAATTTTTGTAATTAAGCAGCCACCTGCACATATGGCTTGCTAAAACCATTACCAAACTCTATATCAGTATAGTGACTAACATGAAAGTAATCGCTTTGGCTATCTGACTTATCAAACCAATCCGGACCTTTCATTGCCGCTAATAACTCTAACAAGAACTTCTTTTCTACACCATCATAGTGTGTTTCGATATGATAAACATTAACTTGTCTAAAATCATTTGCATGTTTACCAAACTCAAAAATACCACTGCTTATTTTAACACAAAGTACCATGTGGTTCCTAATGCTAATAGAAGCCTTACATCCATACTTTTTTAATACTGCTTTAATTGCTGGTGCTAACTTTGTTTTATTTGCTTGACTTACATATGCCATTTGACTCTCCGTTTAATTGCTTGTTTCTAACTATACTTTATAATAGCACAGAATACCAAAACGTCAACCGAAACGTAAACTTATTAATTGGTTGACATATATAACAGAAGTGTTATAGTATATACATAGTTAGGAAAACAGAGAAAGATAAACTATGATAAATGATATGCAACGAGATTTAGAAATGCTAAAACAAGTTCAAGTATTAATGAAGAAGTCTACTACAAGAAGAACTGCAACTGAAATACTAAGTACTATTATCCATGAGAAAACAGATGAAGTACAACGAACAGAGCAAGGTATGGAAGCCTTGCGTGTAGCAATGGGAGGAAAGTAAATGGCGTTAAGTGCTCTTAAAGGTAAAAAACTTACTAAGAAGAAAACTATATCTCGTAGAAAATTATCTGGTGCTGGAGCGGCTCCTACAGATTCTTTTAGGAATTGTACAGAATTCTTCCATTGGCAAGTAGACAATAAGAATTGTGGCACTATAACAAAAGCATATTTAAAGAAAACTCTTTCTAAAGAAGATTATAAAGCAGTCTCTAAACTACCCGAGTGGACATTTTATAGACAACATATCGCAGCATATTGTTGGTGGACAGGACAAGACTTAAAAACAAATGCAGATACAACAGAATGGATGACTACTCATTTCCAAGGATGGATTGAAAAAGGTCGTCCCCTTGCTGAAATAGAAAAGAAAAAAGCAGAAGAGAAGAAGAACATATACATTCCTAACATACAAGAACGTATCAGAGAAGCCGCCGATGATATCATTGCTTCTGTAGAAGAAGTTGTTGATGATTTTATTAACGATCCAACTACTTTTAAGAATCCTGATATGGTAAAAATGCTTAAAAAACTAAATGTTAACCAAGCACATACTAGACACATTATTAATTTCTATCAAGGATCTTTAACAGAATTTAGTTTGTTATTAAATCCTGTGAAGTTGTCTGCTAAAGCAACTGAACAAGAAAAAGACTTAGCAGATCAATTCAAAGAAGGATATGCACACTTATCTAAGTTAGAGATTAAAAAAGGATATGAGTTATATCGTGGCATTATTAGTGCATGTGATTTAATTGTACAAGAGAGTAAAGCAAGTAGAAAAACTCGTACTCCTGTACTTAAATCTGCTACAAAACTTGTTTCTAAGTTAAAGTATTGTGTAACAGATCCTAAGTATAAGGTAGCAAGTATAAAGCCCGAAGATATAATAGGATCTACGGAGTTATGGATCTTTAATATTAAAACTAGAAAACTAGGAATATACATTGCTGAAGATAATTGCACACTACAAGTAAAAGGAACTACATTACAGTTTTTTAATTCTTCTACAAGTGTTTCTAAAACTTTGCGTAAAGCAGAAGACCAACTAAGAGAATTCAACAGTGCAAGTTCAGCAAAAAAGAGAAAATTTATTCCAAATATCAACGGAGTTGAAACTAAACTTAACGGAAGAATAAATGCAGATACAGTATTGCTTAAGGTTTCTAAATAAATACAGTAACAAGGAATTTTAAGTATGGCAGATTTAACCACTTTAAGAAAAGGAATACAAGACTACATATACTTTCGTTTAGGCGGAGATATGGTAGACGTTGAACTCGACCCAGCACACTATAATATGTGTATTGACCAGGCGTTGCGTAAGTACAGACAACGAGCAAATAGTAGTGTAGAGAGCAGTTATTTGTTTTTAACTATTGTAGAAAATCAACAAGAGTATGTATTACCCAATGAAGTAAATGACGTTAGACAAGTATTTAGACGAAGTGTTGGTAGTGGAGGGTCAGACACAGGCACAAACTTTGAACCATTTGAAGCGGCATTTGTAAACACTTATTTGTTACAAGCAGGCAGAGTAGGTGGACAAGCAACTTACGAAATGTACTTTCAATATCAAGAAATGAGTGCTAAAATGTTCGGTGGGTTTGTTAATTTTGAATACAATTCTGCTACTAAAACTATAACACTATTAAGAAAATTTAATGATAGCGGAGAAAAGGTTATTCTTTGGGTATATAATGATCGACCAGAAAGTAACTTACTACAAGATAAACAAACACAACCTTGGATACAAGATTATTCATTAGCATTGGCTAAATTTACATTAGGTGAAGCAAGAAGTAAATTTAGTACTATAGCAGGACCACAAGGTGGTACAAGTATGAACGGCGACACTCTAAAAGCCGAAGCCCAAGCAGAGATGCAACAACTAGAGGAAGACTTGAGGAATTATGTTGACGGATCAGATCCGTTATCCTTCATAATTGGATAAAGTTTTAAAGTAATTTATGATTATCGGAATTGTTGGACTTATAAGTTCAGGTAAAGGAACTGTCGGCGATATGCTTGTCGAACAAGACTTTAAGCACGAAAGTTTTGCCTCAAGTCTTAAAGATGCTACTGCTAAGATATTCAATTGGGATAGAGAACTAGTAGAAGGCATTACTGACCAAAGTAGAATATGGCGTGAAGCAGAGGATAAATGGTGGGGAGAGAGATTAGGTATCCCTAACTTTACTCCCAGACTAGCACTACAATTAATAGGAACAGAAGTATTTAGAAACCATTGGCACCAAGACATTTGGATACTAACTATGGAAAATCGTATT